GCTTACAACCTACTGTTCTCCCCGCGGCGGCGGCATTATCACCCTGACGAACCTGTCCATTCAATCTAATCAATGAGTCAATGATAACGCTTCACCAGTGCATCATTCACTCTATTTCCTGCTTTAGCAGCAGTATTAACCAAATGATTTTGACGGTCTTCACCTAGTTCTGGGACATTGATAATGCTGTTTTCTATATCGTTTAGAGTTAAGATTAGTTCGTCCAACTCAGCAACCGACAGTTGTTCAAGTCTTCTACTCTTTTCAGCGGTTAATTTTGCGGTTAGTTCTTTAAGGGCTTCCGCATCTCTTCCTTGTGATGCATACACACGAGCATTTAACTCATGATATTGGTTAAGATCCGCTTCAAACGGCGTGACTGTGTTCTGTCTCGCTGTCTCAACATCATTAGCCAGTTTATTCTCGATGATCTGAATTAGTTTCGCAGTAATATAATATCTACCATCATCATATGTGAAAGTTTGACGCCTTGACGATAATCTCATCCTATCGAATGCTCCTAAGCGTAGCATTGTCACTGAGTCACTGACTCTATGCGTGATTTCTGATGCGTGGTTAATCAACATGCATAGATATAACGCTGAGAAGACATGTTGATATTTAGTATAATAGTTGAGTGCATGTTCACCCTCGTTCATAGCAAACTCAGTTAAAAATACCATCCAAGGCCAGTTTTCAATATTGCTCGCAAGTTGCCTCATATTTCCGAACTTTCCAGGTATGACTATTGAATATCTGTTAACATTTGGTTCACCAAAATCTCCTTTTAGCCACACAGCCACATTCATCAGTGCCGTCAGCGGTTTAACCTTCTCTCCTTCCAACAACGCTCCGCTCAAGACGCCATATGTTTGTTTGAATTTAATCACTTGTTCTGGCGTCAAGTACTCGTTCCTAGCACGCATGCTTGGATGCACTAATCCTGCCCATGATATTTTTGTATTTTCGGTGAAATGATCTATTATACCAAGAGGTCCTGCACTTGTGCGTGAAAAGTTTCCTGGACGTATTATTGGACTCAGAATTTCATTCTTAATGTTAATTCCGGATAATACTGTCGCAGGTTGCTTTGTGTGAGGTTGAATTGGTGTTATTTCTTCATAATTATATTCGCCTGTATCTTCTTCAATTAATTGCAAGCTCGCGAAGAATTCTGTAATGCTGATTTTCTCTTGTGATATACTGGTAACTGTACATTGCTCATATGCGTTGACTGATCGGGTTTCTTCCATGATGATAACGTCGTAGGTTTTGACT